GTCTTGGTGCGGGCGGAGCCGGAGTCCGTCTCAACGGTAATGCCCATGCTGCGCAGCTCATCTACGATCCCCTGCATCTTCCGGGCAACCTCAGCCGCGACGGTAAGCTGATTGAGATCCGACATGTCGATGTAGGCGTTGACACCGATGCGGTATGAAGCGGTTTGGATAGCCATGTGACTTACCTCTGTTGGCACGCTGCCGGGAAATTCCGGCTTGTGGATATTAACCAATTAACGGATGTTAAGGTATGTTGGTTTCGCAGGTTGAACCCAATAGGAATGCGATAGGCGCATGAGCGGGAAAATGCCTATTTATCATTAGATAATTCTAATTGTGCTGGCTCAAAAAAAAGAGGGCGCCGAAGCGCCCTCAAAAAGGTTAAGGTGGAAGGCTTTAGGCGACTAGCGCCAGTGCTGCGTTGAAAACGTCCAGCTTGCGGTCCGAATTTTTCCCGAACCATGCGCTGCTAAGACGCGCGTCCTGATTGCGTCCCGCATGGTGATCGAAAAATTCCGTGGCGGCGTTTACCAATCCCCAAGCGGTGCCGCTGCGAGACGCAAGATTGCTGGCAATGCCAGCCCCATTATAAAGGCGGACAATCTCGCCCATAAGACGGGCGTTAGGTTGATCCTCAATCTTTCCTCCCGCGTCTAGCGCCGCGCGATCGCCAATGGCGTCAATAAGGATGTTGACGGCTTCAGCCTTAGTAAGCCTGCGCCGCGCCAGTGCCTCTACATTCGCACGGAAATAATCGAACTGTTCCGCAACCAATCCCAGATCCATCCGCACTTGCTGCGCGTTGAAGGTGGTGGAATGCTTTACGGAAACCGCGTGCTTGGATTTCTCCGCCATCCCCATGGCGAGAGTGTTAGCACAAACGACGCAGGTGGAGATAACTCTAGCCGTGGTTGCCATGGAACCGTCGCAAGCGGTGGCGAACAGGATATGCCCTGTTACTACGTCACCGTTTCCCAAGGTGAAATTGTCGGGAAGGCTGGCCTGCGCCCAATATTTGCTGCCGCCGTACAGAACGCCAGCGGTGACAAGTTTAATTCCCATGGCGCGCGTTTGCTCGTCAAAAAACTCCAGGGCTTCACGAGGCTGGACGAGTTTGAATTTCTGAGAACCTCTTCCCAAAGGAACGAGAGTGTCGTTCCGGAAGAAAACCTCTTCTTCTTCCCAGATTTGGAGCGGAGCATCCGGGTCGCGGGACGTGGCGAAGCGGACTTTGCTTCGCAGGACCTTGAACGCCAGCCCGGCGGCGGTTGCCCATTCGTCTAGAGAAGCATCTTCCTTAAGCTTCTGCCCTAGACCATGCCACGGGGTATCGCCCATGTAGGCCATGTCCGCTTTACCACCAACTACTCTAAGCATGTGGGCCATAAGACTTTTCCTCGAAAGAGTGAACCGAACGACACATATATAGCACGGCTGATTTTAGTTTTAAACAAAAAACGGAGGGAAAAAATCCCTCCGCTATTTTTCTTCCCGCTTGCGGAATCCTTATTCCGCACTATATCCCATGGCTTTAAGATCGCCCGCAGCGTAAAGGAAGCCTAGTTTGCGCAACTCCTCTTTCGTTAGCCTCTTCCCTAGCGGGACGGCGGCCCCGAGAATGCTTTCTGAAAACGCCTTCCATCCCTTCCATCTTATCGGTTTCATGCCGCCTCACTTATTAGAAAATCCTCCGGCGCAGCCACGCCGCAACGCAGTTGCGTCTCCGCGCGCAGCGCAGCGTATACATCCTTTTGGCCTTCCACACTTCGGACAACCATCTTGATCAGCCTTTCGGCCTTTTCCCTGTCCGCGTGGTAGAGCCTGTTCCATTCCATCTTGTTCATCTTCCTTCTCCTATAAGGGGATTTCTCCCCCTATAGAGAAGAAATCCTTTCTACTAAAAGCCCGCATCCTCTTCCGGGGCTGACGTATGCGTCACAGTGGTTGCCGTCACTTCAAAAGGCGAGAGCAACGCTTTTGAGGAGTGCGCAACATGGGCTAGGGCGTCTGCCAACGTCCGCTGATACTCCTTCTTGCCTTCCGCAACGACTTCATCCCGGATTTCGGCCGCACGGCCGGAAAGTCCGGTATTCGCTAGCCACTCACGCGCGGTGCGCTTGACGCAGTTCGCACGGGACTGATTGCGGGGCGCGGCCGAAGCTTCCCGCTCTTCCGAAGTGTACCGGGTTTCGTACCACTCCTTCAGTGCAGCTTCCGGGTCGCGGGACTTCTTTACCGTTGTGTCGCGACGGTGCTCTACGAACGCAACGGCCGCATCGAAGATATGCTCAGCTTCCGAAGGAACGTTAGACGGCAGAAGACCGTCATTGAAAGCCTTCCGGGCTTCACTAGCCCCCTTCTCCTGCGCTGCCCGATGCTTCTCTTCTTCATCCTTCGCGGAAATCCCGTAAGCCGCTTTCTTCTTCGCCTTTTCAATCTCAAACGCGATCGCGATGGCGACGAAGTCCGCAACATGCCCAAGGGCCAGCTTGTGAACATTCACCCCGTCAATTACCGGGGCTAACCCTGGGAACGCGTCGCCCAGAGTTTCCATGCGCTTCGCGCTTTCCTCAACGCCGTCTTCCTTAATTTCCTGCCGTGCCATTCCAAAAACTCCTGTTGGTGAAAAACTTCTAGAGAACAGAACATAGCACTTTTAGAACGCAGTTCAATGAAAAAAGAAGGGAATGGGAAGATTTTTTGGGGAAGCAATAAAATGCAGATTTCTGCGGAAGTTGGCATGAGGATTGCAACACGCACGGGACGCGCGGATGATAATGTGGAGCGCCAGAGCCTCCCCGGCATTTAAAAGACGTTTGATAACCATCCCCCAGAACGTATCCATATGACGCCCCACAACGATTTATGAAAAAGGCGTTCTCCCCGGCTTAAAGCGTCACTAGAGACTGCTATTTCTTATAGAAAAAAAATTTTTTCTTTACATATATAATAAACTATGCTAGGCAAGCCTAATTCCACAAATTCTAATTGTGTAATCCAATTTATGCTGTTTTAAGCCGGGGAGAAACGCTTTTACATTAATCATTTTCGGGCTTGACCTGAGCACGCCCCAGGGCTACATTACCACACGTCACATTACACATTAAGGACCGTGATGCCCACTCATACAGAAAAAACTTTATCTTGCGCTCGCGAAGGCGTTGCTCTTTGGAAATGGGCAAGCGAAACCGCCACTACACTGGCGCAGTTAAGCAAGAACGAAAAACTCCCTATAGAAGTTAGGATGCTTCTTAACGGCCTCGCGACGACGGGTCTTCACCTTCAACCAAATAAATGTATCTTCTATGAAATTGATTTGACAGAAGGTAACCGCGCAAAAGCGAATGAACGCCATCGCCGTTGGAGGGCGAACAAATCCGCAAAAATCGCAATGCCAACATATCTCCCCTCGTCACAGGACGAGAACAAAGAAGCCTTCCAAATGTGGGATATGGGCGGTGGAACCAAGGAAACATACGAAGCTAAAGAAGCGCAAATTTTAAGCGCGATGAATTCCTACATTAAAAATGCGTCGAAAGACGTTAATTTTGATTTTATGGAACAATTAGTTAAATCCATAGGAAAGTGAAATGCCTTGGGTTAGAGAATGCCAATCGTGCGGGTATCTTCAGATAGAGAAACAACCAATCAACCCTTTAGATCCATTTTACGTAAAACGGCGGTGCAAAAGCTGCAATTTAAGAAACCTTAATGAAGGATCACTTCGGCCGCGAAGGCGTACACCGTCAAGAGAAAAATATATAAAAAGCAAAGAATTTCTAAAATGGAAAGAAGCCCAAAAGAAACTGAAAACCCCAAATTATAAATTTGTCACCACCGACGAATATTTTCTAAAAGATCTTACCTATCGTGAAGATTAGTTAGGGAATTTATCCCAACTGAAACTTTGGAGGAAAAGGACAATGCCTAAGTCGCAGGATCTAACGAGCAAGCTGGTACAGTATTTTAACTACGTTGAGAAGGAAATTAAGAACGCGGTTCCAAACAGGAAGGCAAATATTCACATTTCCATCGGTCGCGACTACTCAGGCAATCTTAAGTTAGAGTATAAAGTCTCCGGGGAGGATTACGCAGATAAGGCGGAAACCTCCGGAACCGATCTTCTGGACGTTCTCACAGAATACCTCCGCCGCTGCGGTTTTGAAATCTCCCAGCAAACGTTGCTGGAAGCTCCAGCGATAGACCTGTAGCCATGCACGTCACGTGGCTGATGCCGGTCGCTATCGCAATTCCTCTAGCCTTCGCTGGAGGATTTATCTTCGGCCATGACAACGCGGTGGAAGCAATGGCTCCTGTCCTGGCCAAAGCAACACGTCAACTTAAAGAAGACGTGAAGCAATTCGAGCAAGACTCAAAAACCATCGACGATGAAAACGTGATAATCAAGAACCTTCTGAAGCGTAACAAAGCCTGCAAACCTCTTCTATAGGAGAAAACATGCAAAAGTATTTCCTGCGGCTTCTTTCCGGCGATGAATTGATTGTTCATTCGTATAATGGGGATTATGACGACCTTCGGTCGGATCTTCAGGTTCACAACCGTCTTGATTTCTCTTACGACTTCAAAGACTGGGTTCCCGGAGACGGCGGTCGCGACGGCCATTGGTCCGAAGAGAAAACCCGCCCCATTTCCATTGCCTGTTCCGCGATCGCGACCGTCGAAGAACTGGACGGCGATCACAAACCAACTGACAAGTAATTAAAGGGGGCGAAAGCCCCCTCGTTTATAAAATTTAACTTGGAGGCGAAGCCGATGTATTCTTATGAAGATTTAAATGATGAAGAAAAACGCCAAAATCATGTCCGCTCCCTCATTGCTTCGGTTGCTCCTGCAAAAGGACATTGTGAAGCGTGCGGTCATGACCTTTCGGCTGCGCGAGCGCACGCAAGGACGTGCCGGTTTGCTACGAGAATATCCCGCTACGTTCCGCCTAGGCGGGAAAACACAGTCTAACTTTCTTTTGGAGAAGATGAGATGAAATTTACACCCTTAACCCACGACTTGCTTCTTAAATATCTACAGAACTTTCCTACAATTGACGTAAGACGCAGGAAATTGAACGAAAGTCTCGCCTTCGCCTCTTACTCCGCTTGGCGCGCTTTCTGCGATCACTTCGGAACCGCCACTCCAGTAAGCACTTCCGTTGTAGAGAGTTCCCATAATATTGGCTTCGCCAAGCAATGGCAACCTCCCCTTGGCTATTTAAAGGACTAATCCCCCATGGATGTTTCCAAGCTTACGCTTACCTTCTCGGACGAATTCTCCGGAACTTCCCTAAATCCCATTTGGCGCACCGCCTATGGATGGTCTGGAGGAACCGGAAGAACTCTTTCCGGTAACGCCGAAGGCGAATACTATTGCGATCCAAACGTCCCTGTTGCCTCTTCCGGAACTCCCGGAATAAATCCCTTCACTTTCACAGGCAAATCTCTAATCATCACCGCCGCTCCATCAACCGACACCTCTTCCTCCGGAACGCGCGGCCTTCCCTATTCCTCCGGTATGCTTTCCACTTGGGATACTTTCGCCCAGCCCTTCGGTTATTGGGAAATTCGGTGCCGCCTCGGAACTGGAAGTGGTTTTTGGCCCGCCTTTTGGATGTTGCCTTCGGCCATAGTTTGGCCGTGGGAGATTGATGCATTTGAAATCTTTGGAGGGCCAAATCCAAACCACGAAGGCGGTCACTTCCTTATGCACACCGGGATTATCGGTGGAACTGGACAGCACACAAAAAGCATCGCCTCACAATGGAATACCGTTCCAAACGATCCTCTTGACGGAAAATTCCACACTTACGGCCTCAATTGGCAACTGGACTTTATCTCCTGGTACATGGACGGGGTTTTGGTAAATAAAACCCCCACCCCCCAGCAATTCATCACTCCTAGTTATGTAATCGCCAACCTCGCGGTTGGCACCAATCAAAATCTCTCCTGGCCGAAAGCTCCTGCCGCAGGCGCAACCTGTGAAATGGAAATAGACTATATACGCATTTATTCCCGCTTCTACGACGCAACTCCCGCCATCTTCACAGGGGTTTCATCTCCCGATGGGATTGATACTTCTCCCGTAGGAGCCCTTACTTCCTCCGGCCCCGTGAAGGTTGGAACTTCAGCTGTAAGCGTCTTCGCCGCCACCCTAAACCTTCCCACCTTCACTACCCTTCCTCCCGCAACCTTTCAAATTACCATCGACGACGTTGCGGTTCCGGGAACCTACACCGCCACCGCCGATCAAACAAAAGGCACTTACCCCGCAATCTCAATCTCCCCCTTCCCCCTTTACGGCGGGAGAAAACTTGGCGTAAAATTCACCAACGCCTTTTACGCCCCACCGGATAATAGAATTCTCGTCGTGAAAAACCTCACTTTCGACTGCGGGAACGGCTATTCCGGAACCCTGGATCACACAAACTTAATCCTTTCGAAGGGAATAACCGTCACCGCTGACGGAACTATCCACATCGGCAGCAACGTGACAGTGGAATTCACCCTACCTTCTATCTGAGGATCCTTCCCATGCTCCGGTATCTTGAAGTCTCCGTTGGTCTTCTGATAATCTTCTGCGCAATTCAATTCATTGTAGATGGGATTATTTGGGAAAAAGCCACCCGGAGCATGGTTCCTTCTGTTGATTTATTCAATTGCGCTTCACCGTGTATGTCGAAGGAAGTGAAATGACCTATATCTTTCCGGACGATAACATCCATGAAGCTTTTGTGAATTTCTATCACGAGCCTGAAGGAACCTTCACCGGCATTCCTTGGAGGTTCCGCCGCGATGCGGAAAACGCATCTTCGGAAGATAAAGATCTCCTTTACCGCATCCACGTAATTCCTAGGAGGAAGGGAAATGGGAAAGAATAAGAGTAAACCTCCGGTTCTTCCTCCAAAAGAAAGTGTATTGAAGAAATATGAACCGAAGGTTCCGCCCGAACGGTGCGCGATTTCCTACACCGGTACAGCCCTTGCTGTCACGCTCCGCGAAGGTCAAACGGTGGAGATACCGGAAACGGTGGAGGGCCTCCGCGTACTCCGCAATATCCTCATGGCGCAACGCGCCGCACGCCTCGCGGGCTCTTGCCCAACCTTATGCAGCGACAGCTTCCCCACCCAACATCAAATCGACGCCTGGATGAAGCTTAAGAGAGAAAGTGAAGAAATGATTTCGCAAGAAAGGTTAGACTCCGTTCATCGAGATATCCTTGATGATCTAGAAGAAGTAGGATTTTGAAATGGAAACCTTCACCATCACAATGAAAAAAGAAGACATCACCCTTTTAATTGCCGAAGTGTCGTCAATTATTGCCGGCCTAACTGCCGGAATAGCTGCTAACACTTTACCGCCCGACGTAATCCCTGTAGCCAAAATGTGGATTGACTTTGGGAACAAACTTTTAGAGGCAACTTCCGATGAAAACTGAGAAAGAAGATTTCACGCTTGTTGATGAAGGAATTCTCCTCCCCCTTTCCCGCCCTGCGGCCGAAAGGCTTCTTCGGATTGCCGATATTGGGGTAAAATCAGCACAAGAAATGTACGATATAGTCTCCGCTTATAGTCCGGTTTCAGCGGCCACGGAAAACACTCTCTCCTTCTTCCTCGACCTTCAATCCACCTTGAAAACCCTCTTAGAGAAATAGAAATGCCCCAAATAGACTTCCCCACTTCCTACGGTGAAGCCGAAGCGAAGTTTCTCCTCGTCCATCACCTTTCCATGGTCCTGGCGCTCTTTGAGCTAACGGACGCGGACGTTGAGACGACAATAAAATACATCAACGACTTAAAAGACTTCCAAGGAAAAAACGAAGTCCTAAACTTCATTCGCGCTCTCGACAAACTTTAAAAGGATTAATGAAATGCCCACCTTCACCGCCCCTATCGTTGGGATGTTTTTCCGCTTGCGCGACGACGGCGTTCCCGCTCCCGCAATCATTGCAAATTTGCCGAGCGGCACGCCGCTGTCCCTCGTCGCCGAACCTGACAACGCTTACGACGAAAACGCCATTAAAGTATACATCCTCTCCGCAAATATCCCCCACGGCGAAGAGATTGAAATTGCCTGCGCCGCCCAAGGCACCGCCTCGAACGAACTGTACTCCACTGATTGGCACCTGGGGTACGTTGACAGCAAGAAAACCGGAGCCGCTGCTTACCTTGCACCCCTTCTTTCCCGCGTCACCTCTTGCACTATCTTTTTTGACGCCGCAGGAAAGCCCGCAATTAAGGTAGAACTTTCCGAAGATCTTCCTTCCGCTTCTTCTTTTGGAGAATAACCAATTCGTTGTTCAGCAAGTCTGTAAGACGGACTATCGACGGTATGCGATTGGAGATGTTCCTCCGTCCGACTCCCTTGCGCGGATGTTTCTCTTAAGGAAACTTAGTAGCGAAAGCTATACTGGCGGATTGCGACTACCTTGAACAACGAATGCGCGGGAGGCTCTTGGACTGCACCATGCTTGTAGTCATCTCTGCGTCTTGAGCCTTTAAACCGTCTTGGCGACCCGCACCTATACGGAGGTTTTTATGCCCTTCATCGCCCTAATCCTTCTCTGTTCCGCCTCCATTTCTGCCGAAGATTGCAGTAAAGAAAATGCAATCGACTACATGTCCTTCGGGGCGACGAATGAATTAACTTGCCTTCAAAAAAGTGAAGACGCCGTAATCTACTTCGCCCATGAAGATTACGGCCTAGGCGACGGTTACTACATCGTCCGTTCTTGCACAAGGAATAAAACAGGAGAAAAATGAATGAGCGTCCGTAACCGCTCCGCAGTGAAAGTCGGGCCTCTTTCCGCTCAAGCCTTTCTTCTCGCTCAAGCCAATACATGTTTCTATTGTACCAATATGCTTACACCTCACCGCTTCAAAGCAAAGTTCAATGAATTCGGTTGGACCGTGGATCATGTAATTCCACGATCAATTATAAAAAGTAACAGCTTGAACAACATCGTCTTCTCATGTGACACTTGCAACAACTCAAAGCGTGACATCCTCCCCTCAAAAGAAACTCTTAGCCTTGTGGCAGATATGCACCGCCGCCGCAGGGAAATACTTAAAGAGTTGAAAAGAGAGTTAGAAGAAAGGCAGAAAAATGGCGGATAAAATTTGGACCCCCGAACAGGAGCTAGTCTTCAATGCAGCTACGAATGAAAAAACATCCCTCATTATCCAAGCTTACCCGGGGACCGGAAAAACTACTACCCTCGTGGAACTTGCGCAGCGCATCAAACAGACTACTTGCCTCGCTACGTCCTTCGGCACAAAAACCGTGGAGGAATTACGGGAACGCCTTCCCTTGTGGATCGAAGTAAAAACAATGAATTCCGTGGGCCACTCCGCTTGGTGTTCGGCCGTGGGAGGACGATGTGAAGTTGATCGCGATAAAATGTTTAACCTCGTCAAGAAGACCGGCTTACGTGACGACGATTTTCAGGCCGTGTATGCAATGGTCCGCCGCGCCCGACACGTCGGACTCGTCCCTGCTGATGCCCAAGCAATCAAACTCGTGGAAGATACAGAAGACAACTGGCGTGATCTTACTGACTTCGATCCGTCTCCTGAGCTTATCAAAATTGCAAGGAAAGTTTTGAAAGACTGCATCAACCTTTCCTATTCCCGGAGCATCGACTTTGACGATCAGATTTACATGAGTTCCCTTTTCGGAGGAATCTTCAGAAGATTCAAACTCGTTCTCGTAGATGAAGCCCAAGATCTTTCGCTTCTCAACATCCGTCAAATTAAGCGAATGTCGGAAGACAGGATAATTGCGGTCGGCGATGAATTCCAATGCCATCCACCAGGAACCATGATTAGAGTTCCGGATGGTTTCGGTGGAAATGAAAGAAACTGCAAACCAATAGAAAACATCAAAGAAGGAGATGAAGTAACAAGTTATAATACTAAAACTTCTTTCTTTTCAGGTTGTCAACAGCAAGGCAGAAAAGTTCTTGTTAAAAAAGAATTTGATTTTGATGGCGATCTTGTAAGAATAAAAGCTGGAGAATATACCCAGCTTTGTACACCAGAGCATAGATGTTTAGTGAGAATGATAGATGCGCCTTATGTTTATGCTTTGTATTTAATGCAAAGAGGAAACGATTTTAGAGTAGGAATAGCGCAAATAACTTATAATCTCGGTTTCGGTCCTGGATTACGCGCTCGTCAGGAAAGTGCAGATGCTCTTTGGGTACTAAAAGTGTCCGGAAACAAAGCGCAAGCTTTAATTGACGAGGCCGTCACTTGCGTAAAATTTGGTTTGCCAGATACAATGTTTAAAAATAATGGAAAGGCTTCAATGGACCAAAGATTTTTAGACGCGATCTGGGATGAAGTTGGTAATAACGAAGAAAGAGCTAAAATCTGCTTGAAATCTTTTGGTCGTATGTTTGAATTTCCGTTTTGGAAAAGACAAAGTGAATTACAAGACGGAAATTGGATAGGAAAAAGATCTTTTCTTATGCAAGCTTGCAATTTACTACCAAATTTAATGACAGTTAAAATTTTTAATGGAGATCCAAGAAATTCCGATTGGATAATTATAGATACGGAAAAAGTTCCTTACAAAGGAAAAGTACACGGAATTGAAGTGCAGCCGAATGAAGGAAGAAGACTTTATGTGGCTGACGGAATAGTTACACACAACTCTATTTACGCTTTTCGTGGCGCAGATTCTAACAGTATGCAATCGGTCCGTGGGTTGAAAAGCGAATGGAAAGATTTAACTCTTTCCGAAAGCTTCCGGTGCCCACAAAAGGTTGTCAGAAGGAGAAACACCTTCTTGCCTTTATTCCGCGCCGCTTCGGCGAATGCCGAAGGGACAATTTCCGAATTCCCTGGCCCCTGGTACTGGCATCAAATTCCTTCGGGAGGTTCAGTTGCTATACTTTCGCGGAATAATGCACCTATCTATGCAATGGCAACGAAGCTACTCAGTTTACGAATTCCCTTTCAAATCCTCGGCCGAGAAGGCAACCGCCCCGTCGTTGCTCTTGCAAAGAAGATCCTTCCTAAGAATGGAGAACCGCACGAATTCATTGAGTCGGTCAACTCTTGGAAAGAAAATGAAACCCTCACAGCGGAGACTTCTGGCAAGCACTCCCGACTGGAGTCAATTACAGACCGTGCTGAATGCCTCCTTAATATCATCGCCGAAATCTCTCCTACCTCCCGCGAGGAAGTACTAAATGCTCTTGAAGAGATTTTTTCGGAGACGAATCCAAAAATTATTCTATCCACGGTTCACCGAGCAAAGGGGCTTGAATACGATACGGTCGTTCATCTTGATCCATGGCGAATTCCCAGTTTCTTCGCCTCTTCGGCTGACGCCCGTCAGCAAGAAGCCAACATCCTAAATGTATTGGAAACGAGGACTAAACTCCACTTCATCACGGCAAATCTAAAACACTTCATGGGGAAGTAAAATGGACACCGTAGAAAAGCACATATCCGCCGCCATTAGCGTCGCAAATGCCATAAAAGAATTAGACAGCATCGAAAAGCTGAACGTCCTTATCGGCTCTATATGTTCCGTTGTGATCGTCAGTTGCGACCGCAAGGAAAGTATAGAAAACGCCATCAACTACGTTAGCGTCGGCATTCGCGAAGCCTGCGCTGCCGCCTGGGACCAAGGCAAAGCTCTCCAACTCTCCAAGAAAACTCCCGCAGGCCGCGCATGACACCAGTTCAAAAGCAGCGCGAAGTCTGGAAGCATAACACTTACCTCGGCCACACCGCTCGCGCCAAGACCGCGATGGTGAACATCATGGAATCCACCACCGCCACGCCACAAACAAAAGACATTGCGAAAACCGCTCTTCGCTATCTCGAAATGCTCTACAACGCTTTAAAGAAGAGGAACGAACTATGATTAGCATAATTTCTTGGGCTGTCGTTTGGCTAATCTTTGTCGCCATCTGCGTCTTCATGATGGGGAAGGTGAAGTGAATGAATCCACCTTTCCACTCTCCACTCCGGAAAACTATCGCCAACGGTTCACCGGGATACCCTTCCGACAATCCGATCGCAGCCTTGCCGCCTATTTCGATTTGGCCGGAAAAGAACGGATGGCGATTATCCCTGTGGCTTATTATCGATACGAATCGAAGCGCCGTAGAACACAAGAAGTTTTTATCCGGAGACAAAGTTCATGAAGAAATCCACAATATTTTGCTCGATTATTTTACTGACCCAGAAAGAGCGATGCTATGGCACTTCGGTTGGGGAGGTATTAAGAGCCTCCCGCGCACCTACACTGTTGAGGCAGAAGTGTCCTCCCGCACGCCCCTACCTGCGCCCCGTAAGGCTGCGGAGGCTGCCCCCCGGTATGCTATAGGTGACGACGAGGACGCAGGGTTCTAGGGCGCATTTCCCCGCTTGACGGGGGGCCTACAGTGGGCCATGATGTCCACCCTTCCCCCTTCGGGCTCCCCTAGCATGATCCGTCGTCATATCGTTTTCGAGGAAGAAGACCTGTCCGCGCTACGCGACCGTTTCGGTCCTACAATTACGGTCAGCCTCGCGGTTCGGTTATTGGTTAAAGAATATATTCGTGAGCCTTCCAAGTTTGAGCTTTCCCGCTATGAGGTTAAGAGATGACGGAAGAACTAGAAACCGAAAATCCCTTCGTCAACATCACAACAAACACCATTGATCTTCTCTTCAATATCCCACCGCCAGATCTAACCCGCCCGAAAATAGATGAAATCGTCGCAGTTATGCGAGAGCTTCGCGGGCGACGCCTCGTCGCCGAAGCGTCGGGAGAGAAAGCCCCGTGCGTGAAGAAGGAACCCGCGCCGAAGGCTGCAAAGCCTGAGAAAATCTCCCGCACCCCTTCCCAAGTGACCGCTATCACTTCAATCGAAGTCTCTGACGAAGAGGATGCTGGATTTTGATGATTCAAACCAATGAAAATAAACTCGCCCGCCATTCCGCCAAGATGCTCGCTAAGTGGGGTATCCGCCATCAACCTCGGCCGAAGGTCTTTTTCTCTCCCCCGAAGACTTGGGAGGAAATTAAGAAGATTCGTGTTGCGAACTCTGGAATAAATCGAGGAAAGCCGAAGAACACTAAACTTCGTGAGCAAATTGAGGCTTTATTGAAAGCTTTTAGAATATGAACGACTTCCTTAACTTCAACCCTGATCTTCCCGAAAGAGTATCTTTCGTGGGGACTCTCCAAATAGCTTGGGACAGCACGTCAATTGGCTACCTTAAAGAATGTCCGTATAAGTACTATCTCGCAATCGTCGCGGGAATTGTTCCAATGGGAGAGTCGGTTCATCTTAAATTTGGACTCCTGTACCACGGCGCGCTGGAAGAATATGAAAAAGCGCGGGCGCGTGGCGAAACGCGCGATGATGCTATTGCCTCAGCGGTACACTATTGTCTTGTGAATTCTTGGGAACCGCGGCTAAATCGTGGATGGGTATCCGGCCATGAAACTAAGAACCGCTTCACTTTGGTACGGACGGTCGTCGATTATTTGGACACCTTTAACGACCAAACAGATTCTCTTCGAACGATCCTCCTTCCCAACGGCAAACCGGCAACTGAGTTATCCTTCAACTTTAAAACGAACTACGTCACTCCATTCGGCTATCCGTATAAACTCTGCGGCCACTTGGATAAAGTCGTCAAAGAGAGAGATGACTTTGAAAACCCCGAAGCGGACCTCCACATTCTTGACCACAAAACCACTTCCATGCCGTTAAACACCGGTTACTGGAATCAATACAACCCCAACAATCAAGTCTCTCATTATTACCATTCCGGTCAAATAATCTTCAAAACCCGCGTGCGCGACTTCATTATTGATGCGGCGCGCATCACCGCGAATGCCGATGAATTCGAACGCCGTTCGATTCCCCGAACCGAGTCCCAGCTCGAAGAGTGGTATAAAGATCTCGGCTGTTGGATCGCGATGGCGGAAGCCTACTCCCAGCAAAATTATTGGCCGAAGAATGAAAAGTCCTGCGTGAAGGGTTTCATTACTTGTGAATATATTGGGATTTGCCAAAATTGCCCAAGCACAAGGAAGCTTTGGTCCGGAAGTGGCTTCGGTAAGAGAAGTTGGGATCCAATGCGTATTAGAGGTGAAGAATGAAACGTGGCCAAAATACCACTAACCGCCTTCCGACTGACGCCCCAACTGAAAGGGGTTGGTATTACATTAAATTTTGCGGCGGTTTAATTGAACCGCATTACTTCGACGGCTACGACGTATTCGCCTATGGGCATGAATTTCCGCTCGACTGGAATTCTATCATTTGGTTCGGCCCCGTCGCAACCTGTATCGAGGCGTAATCCATGGCAAAAGCGTTCGCAAAGCATTGCCCTCCGAAGGACGGTCCAGAGGAAGAACTGTGGCACGGGCCTTCGGCCGAAGAAATGAAGATGGCGGAACGCCATCGAAAGTGGTTTAGGAAGATAAAGGACAGCTTAAGTTATCGAATTGCATCCCGCAACCGTCGCCTTGTGGGGAAGTGATGATAGTCATAGATAAAATTGACGGAAAAGAATGCGTTGTCATTCTTGAACCAGCTTCTTCTGATGAAGCTGGGATGACTTTCAATAGGGTGCTCACATTAACTCCCGCCAATGAAGAGAATATATGGGACGATCTTGTAACTCTTCGAATGTTTGGGCTTGAAGTGACAATTCATGCGGGTGAATTAGAAAAAGCTGTAAAACAGGCAGAGGTGCTTGGCGGGAAAAAAAGAAATGAAGTTTTGCAAAAGATGGCAATGCTATGACAGCTCTCGCAGATCTAACCTCCACCGACCGGGTAAAACTTATGATCCTCGGCCACTCCGGAAGCGGTAAAACCGGAGGCTTAGCTTCTTTAGCTTCTTCCGGCTACCGCCTTTGGATACTCGACTTTGAAGATGGCGTCCCCATCCTAAAATCTGTCCTTCAAGAACACTACTCCGGAAAAGGTATTGCCAATATTGACGTTCTCCAAATCTCCAACGACTTCAAAGTCGCGGCTGATAAACTCATTCCAGAAACTAAAGGCTGGAATAAATTCAACAACGCCTTGTCCTCCTGGGATAAGCCTCGCGTTCCTGGCGCTCCATTTTGGGCTTATTCTCTTGGGGATAATGATGTTATTGTCCTCGACACTCTATCTGGCCTATGTGATCTCGTTCGCGATTACGTCCTCGGACTTAATAGCAGGCTAGAATTAGGAGCCAGAATTCAAGACTACAAACAAATGCAGGAACTCTTGGATTTCGCCTTTCGCTCCCTGGCGGGAGACAAGTGTAAAGCCCACTTAATAGTAAACGCTCACGTCCAAGATTACCGCGAGGGCGGGGAGACAGTTGATGATCCTAAAAATCCGTCGCAGAAAACTATCGTCGGTGGTAAAGATGTTGGGTTTGCCCGATCTTCCGGGAAAACGTTTTCCCGTTCCTGTGGACGTTACTTCAACAACGTCCTATATCTTGAGGAAGAGCCCGGACTTCGCGGCTCCGAGAGAATTTATAACACCCAGCCGAAAGGAATTGTCCGTGTAAAAACTTCATCCCCTTACACCGCAAAACGTTCCTATAAAATTGAAAATGGCCTCGCGGAATTCTTTCGCGACGTGCGTGGAGGGAAAACTCCGGAATGAAAATTATCCCCTTACTTCCTCCGGAAGGAATACTTGAGCTTCGGAGGTTCTGCCTCGACCGAGCAATTCAGTCCTATTCCATCGGCGAAGCCGATGGTGGTCTTACTGACGACAACGTTGTTTCAACGGCGGAAGCATACGAAAACTATATGCTTCGCGACTACAAAGGAGAGTAAAGAATGACTGAGAAGAGTGTAGAAGATTTCCTTGGTGCAAAGATGGGGACGGTTCCTAAGCCTCCGGTCCTTCCGGCGGGAACCTATCTCGGAACCATCACGAAGCATGAATTCGTGGATAAGAAGTTCGGTGCGGAAATGACGAAAGCCCTTCGCATCAACATCAAGGTGGCGCAGGCTGAAGCGGACGTAGAGGAAGAATTGCTGGCGGCGATTGACATGACTCGCCAGTACGTCCAACGCGACTACGCCCTTGACGCCAACGGCCACCGTGCGTTTGACCGCCTCTGCGTTACTTTGTTCGGCGAGAACGCCGAAGGTGCGGGCCTTGGGGAGTATCTTCCCCTTCTTGTCGGCAAGTCTGTAGTCTTCAAAGTAACCAACACTCGCGGTTCCAAGCCCGGCGACGATGGAGAATTCCCCATCTTCGTAAACGTGCAGGAGTTGAAGGGACTTCCGCAGGAGTAATGGATTGAGGGGGGCGAAAGCCCCCTTCTTTTTGGGAGAAAGTTATGACTGACGCTTACGGTTATCAACAATATCCTGGGCCGCAAACCCCGCCTGACCGTGAACTCTCTAATACCGAGAAGTTCGATTCCGCTCTCGCCGGAATGGTGAATAAAGAACGCGCGGATATTTACGGCCATCCGCAGGAGAATTTCATCCGTATTCAGCAACTAAAGGACGTAGTTTTTGAATGCAAAGACGAAGTTCTTCGGGAGGCTCTTGATTCTATCTGCATCAAGATCGCCCGCCTTATCCAATCCCCTTCCCACTTCGACTCTTGGCTGGACATAGCTGGCTACGCCCGTTGTGCGGTGATGATACTTGATAGGAGGAATGAGAAGTGAGCTTCTTTACCAAAGAACAAATAGAGCAAATGGAAAAACAAAGCAAAGAATTCGACGCTATGGATTACTTAGCTGTGTGCTATCGAGCAATCCAGATGACAGCCGTAGTTGACGATGATTACCCAAGAGTACGCCATAATTACGAAAGTGCAGTGCGTGGATTCCTTGAAGCATGCAAAGCCAATGGGAGAGAGGTATGAAACTCCTCGAAGAATACTCCCATTTCCACAAGAAAGTAGAAAACACTCCCCATCACCTGACCCATTTCTCTCGCTCTTTCAACCGATCTCTTCACGCCGCTATTGGCATGTCGGGCGAAGCGTCGGAAGTCCTAGATCTTATAAAGAAAACCCTGTACGGGAAGCAGGTTCCTCTTACGAGGGATACTCTTCTCTCCGAACTCGGTGATATCTATTGGTACTTCCACTTGATGATGGACGCCAACGGGTTGACGCTCAATGAAGTCCTTTCCTTCAACATCGCGAAGCTCTCTAAGCGGTATGAGGAAAAGCTTTGACCGTTCCCGGCGTCGGCCCCAAGCCGTGCAAGATTATGTTCGTTGCCGAAGCTCCCGGAAAGGAAGAAGATGAAGCCGAACTCCCTCTCGTCGGTTCCTCCGGTCGTCTCTTCAACCAAACCCTTCAATTGGTCGGCATCTCCCGCCCTTCCTGCTACATAACCAATGTCATTCAGGAACGCCCGCCTAATAATGATATCCTCAAATTCTGCGTCGGCAAGAAAGACCTCCCGCCGACTTATCTTTATTCGCCTGTGGCTAAAGGGAAATACTTGCACCCCGACTATCTATCTTCTTTGCCGAGACTCGCTAGGGAAATTCGTGAAGCCGATCCCAATGTCATCGTCGCAATGGGCAATCTCTCTACTTGGGCGCTCTTGGGGGCTGTCGGTATTTCAAAGATACGTGGTGCCGTTGCTGCTTGTTCGCTTGTTTCTGGTAAGAAGGTTATCCCTACGTACCATCCGGCTTTTGTTCTGCGCGCTTGGCACGAAAGAATAACCTTCAATATGGACCTTCAGAAAGCTCTTCGGGAGAGTGAGTTTCCGGAAATCCGAAGAGAAGAACGAGTTGTCGCCATTGAACCAGACCTTCAAGATATCCGAAATTGGATAACGGAGAACCATGATGCTGAAATTATTTCCGCGGACATTGAAACAGCGGATGGCTTTATCACTTGTATCTCTTTTGCCGCTTCGCGATCCAGTTCAATTGTCGTTCCTTTTCGCGATATGCGCAAATCTGACGGTAATTATTGGGCTGATATTGATAGCGAGATTTGTGCATGGAAGTTGGTAGAAGAAATCCTTTGCCTTCCGGGCCAGAAGCTTTTCCAGAATGGTTGCTACGATTTACAGTACTTGTTCCGCACGGGCCTTACAGTCAGAAACTGCACCGCCGATACGATGCTGTTGCACCATTCTCTTTACCCCGAGATGAAGAAAAGCCTTGGCTACATGGGTAGTTTATACTGCAATGAAGCTTCCTGGAAATTGATGCACCGCAGGAGCGGTGAGGAACTGAAGAAGGAGGAATAATGAGCGTTTGCAAAACTGCCATGCGCCGCCGTGCGCAGGCTAAGAATGGCTACCGCCACATCCACGCGAAAGCCCGTCCGCACTTCACCAAGGCCGATGCAGGCGTTGCCGCCCGTAGGCTTGCGGCCAAGGTTGACCGCCAGAAATCCATGATCGCACGGAAAGGATCTAAGTAATGAGATACCTAGTAGTCCTTACTAGCTGCACTAACAATGAAAGTGACATAGTTATTATTGAGTCTGGTTGTTCCCTTCGACAGTTAGCGCAGGATTTAGTGGACCATAAAGTAATACTCTACACCAGAGTTTACCAAAAATTCATTCCACCAAAAAAAGAAGATGGACCTTATGCCGCAGGAAAGTATGAAGAGAGTACAAAATCCATTATCCTCACAACTTCTAATATAGTTTCTATAGAAGAAAAAGAATGCGACTAATTCAAACCTCCACCCTCAATCCAAAAAATCTCTCCCCCTTCGACGAACTCCAAATCTACAATGGGCTGGACTCCCCCATAACCCTTGAAATTTACGAAAAACTTCCTCGCAAAGATAACTCCACCTATCTTTTTGAAATCGCTCTCCAAGCGCCTATCCTTGAAATGATGATGAGAGGGATAAAAGTTGATGTACCAGCCAGAACAGCGGCGAGAGCAGAAGTCCTCGCCAAGATTGTATCCTACGAGGAACTTCTCGACTACTTTGGTGAAAGGTTGGAGTTACTGCCAGTCAAGAAGGTTAAACGTGACGCGGGCGAGCACGTCCCTAAGTTTCTTAACTCCCGTTCCGGGCCTCAACTGAAGTCCTTTTTCTATGACTATCTCGGAATTCCGCCCATTAAAGTCTACGCGGCGGGCGACGTTTCCCTCCCAATGGACGAGGCGGTACTTACTAAGCTCAAGGAATACACCTTGGCCCGCCCTGTGGCCGTGCTTGTACTTGAAATCCGCAGGTTACAGGAGGAATATAAGAGGTTGAAGAGTGACATATCTTCCGACGGCCGCGCCCACACTACTTACTCCATTGGAGTTACTACAACAGGAAGACTTGCTTCATCCAGTTGGATTGATGATACGTCTCAAAACCTGCAAAACGTCGCCGAGGAATTACGACATGTGTATGTGGCCGATCCCGGCTGGAAGATGGGCTCTATCGACAAAGAGCAAGCGGAAAGCAGGATAGTCGGCTGGATTTGTGGAACTCTCTTCGGTGATTGGAAATACCTAGACTTTTGCGAGAACCGCGATGTACACACTTATGTTGTTCGGTTGGTTTGGCCTGAGTTGCCTTGGACTGGTGATGATAAATCCGACAAGAAACTCGCTTCTGATAAGAAGCACCCCCTTGCTACTCATGGTCTTTCTCTTAGAGATAAATGTAAGCGTATTGGGCATGGCGCTAATTATTATGGCACTAACCGCACTCTAGCTGCAGAAACCTTTCTTCCGGAACGGAAGGTCGGCGAAGCCGTTGAGATTTATTTCGATGAATTCAAGGGAATTCAAAAGTGGCAAAATTACGTAATCGACCGGATAAAAAACGAGGAACCCATTATTACTCCTTTTGGTTGGTCGCGTCGTTTTCTAAAACATCCAAAATCATCCTCAACGTGGCGGGAAGCTATCGCCCACGGCCCCCAAAGTGCTATCGCACATATGACCAATTTAGGGTTGTTCAACGTTTGGTCTTTCTTCGGCCATCGCATCCGTCTTCTGTTGCAGAACCACGATAACATCGTATTCCTCTTCCGGGAAGATGACGACGAAGATTACATCATGTCTAACGCCATGAAACAATTTGAAGTACCGCTGCGTTGCAGCGCCAGAACAATGACAATCCCCGGCGACGCCTACGTCGGATATAATTGGGGCTACAGGAAAGAAGTAAAGGATGACGCAGGAAACATCACCTCCATCCTCAACCCTTCCGGCCTCGTCCATTGGGAAGGGAGATTGGATTGAGAACTTTCTCGCCGCAACGAAAGACGTTAACTCTCCAGAGATCTTTCGCCGCTGGGCGGCGATTTCCACCCTTTCCGGGGCGCTTGAACGACGCACTTACACCTATTTCGGCTCAGGGAAAGTCTATCCAAACACATTTGTTGTCCTTGTTGCGCCGCCACGAGTCGGTAAGACCCAAGCTCTCAAGCAAGTTACGCATCTTTGGAGAAGTACAAAGGTACTTCATGTCGCACCCGACTCAATATCTTCGGCAGCCCTCATTGATTGTTTGGAGTCTACATATCGGGCGTTACCTGTGGTGCAGACAGGGGAAGTTCTCGAATATCACTCCCTCCAAATCTGTCAAGATGAAATGGGGGTTCTTCTTCCGGAGTACGCACCGGGGACACTTAGTTTGGTGTCCGCTCTTTATGACTGCAAGGAACGCTTCACAGAAGAAAAGCGCACAAATAAGCTGAAGAAAGACATAATAAATCCTATCATTTCCGTCGCCGTGGGTGCAACTCCAGGATACCTCAAAGACACTCTCCCAGAAGTCGCCTGGGACCAAGGCTTTATGGCGCGGATGATAATCATCTATCAAAAGGAAGGGCCGAATTATAGTATCCGCGGAAAATTTAAACGTCCTCGTCAACTCGGCCTCTTTCCTTCCGAAATGAAAGATTATCTTAAAGAATTGTGTGACCTTGTTGGAGCCTTCCAATGGAGCGAAGAAGCGGAAGAAGCGATTGCCCGGTGGCACGAGCAAGGATTTGCACCTGCGCCGACGCATCCACGCCTTGCAAATTACTGCAACGAAAGGATGATCCACGTTATGAAACTTTCAATGATATCTTCAATATCGCGTGGGACTTCCCTTCGTATTACCTTAAAAGATTTCGAGCGCGCACGCGCCTGGATGATTGAAGCCGAAGGCACTATGCCCGACGTATTCGCGGCCATGGGCGGCAAGGGGGATAAGAATATAATCCTTGACTTGCACCAGTTTTTGCTTAATATTCAGAAGCGCAGCGGCACACCCCGCGTCCGCGATCAACTAATGTACCACCACCTTTCCGGTCAAGTTCAAAGTGAGCGCATTCCAAAACTTGTTGAGCAGGCTTCTCGGATGGGCTTATTGAAGATCGTCCCTCCGAATTTCGTGGAAGTACTGGAACCGTCCGGTACTGTTTATAAGGAGATGGAAGAATGATAACCTGTCCGAATAATGCTTTTGTTGTAGACACTCCGAAGTTCTACGATAAGGGCGGAAACCAGTTCAATCTAGCCCAGGACGAGAAAATCTCCTGGACTCCAGGCGACACTTCTATGGCTTCCATGGTCGTTTCCGACGACACCCTTTCAGCCAAGATTGTCCCCCTCCGCACCACGGTCGGAGATTACGCCTATTCGTATTCTTACGTTTGTCAAGGCAACACGATAACTGTCAACGAAACAGTGAGTTTCGAGAATCCTTTTCCTGTAGCGGCGAAGTCGGACCAAAAGATTTCGTCGCAAACAATAGGAGAATGAAAATGGACACCACCTACGCCGCCGCAGGCAGAAGCACCTTTATCGGTGCGGCCATTACCGTCCTTCTTGGAAGCATCCTCGCGCGCTTCCAAATCACTATGTCGTCGGAAGAGGCCGCAGGGCTCACGGGCTTCTTTGCTTTGGCGGTACACTACTTCTTTCCAGGGGTAGACAACACCCCGCCTACGGCAACGCCATGAGACGCGTCGCCCTGGCGCTATGCGCGCTTGCACTGTCCTCCTGTGGAGGCATTACAGTCCCTGACCCTTTCGCCCCGTCCGGTGCGATTACCTTGACCGGGAATCCTCTGAAGGACTTCTCTCCGGTCACAACAAAGCTAGCCTCGCTTACTTCCTCGGATTTGCAGACCGCGCTCGCGGATGCGAACGCTACCGGAGACAGCGCAGGAGCGGCGTGTTGGACGTTGCTTTTGAAGGATATCAATTTCCTCAATAATTCTTCTTCCGGAGGAATTGCTACGCTTGCGCAGTTCGGTCGAGATATCCAAGTCGAAATACCACATATTCTAAATCAGTGCAGCGGCGTAGTGCCGATGCTGTCACTTCCGTAGGAGAAGAAAATGGTAGCGGCAGTAGTTTGGCAAAGTGACTTCCAATTCACCGCAAGAAATCGAACCTTCGCGGTTGTCGTCGGGCCGGGTAGAAACGTCGGTGTTGAAGGAACTGCCGTTATCCTGGCGGAAAACGTTTCCGGTGCCGGATGGACAAATATCGGCGATCTTCTAGTAAACCTCGGGGACGGCAGTCTCTCCGGTTTCCCTGGCGCTGACGGAACGGTGAAGGGATTCTTGCTTTATCTTTGCAAAATCCTAAACAACACTTTCCTCAGCATTCTCCCTCCAATCACCGTCACCCCACCGCCATCTTTAACTGCTATCCAACGGATAACTATCGGAATCCAGAAAGGGATGGTGACACCAACTGTCAATCCAGACGGAACTCTTTCCTTCACCGTTAGTTCTACATTTGTAGAACCATAGGAGAATCCGATGTCAATTACAGTAGTATCTGGTGATTACGTCTTCACTGCGCGGACGAGGCAGTTTGCTGTCGTTCTCGCTCCGGGGCAGTCAACTGCCGCTAACGGAACTCTATCTGTCATCCTCGCGGAATTGATTTCCGGCGTCTATACTTGGACGGCCGATCTAGTTCCGAACGTCAACGCTGTAACTCTTCCTACAGGAGCCAGCCCTATGACCGCTTGGCTGAATACTTTCCTCGCCACGCTTCAAGCGGAAATGTTGACGCTTCTTCCCCCAACGCCCGCGACGGCGATCCAGAACGCCATCCGCACCGGAATCAACCCTCCGGCCACCAGCGCCACGGACGGCACTCTCTCCTTCACGGTGAAGTCCACCTTCGTCGGCTAATCCTTTAG